GTCCTTGGTGAGACCCAACCTCGCCCCAATTACAGAGAAGGAAAGACCCTGAATGCGAAGCTCGTGGATGTCCTGCTCAAGGCTCACAATGCCTCCAGTATTTTCATCAGCAGGGAAACAATGATGCCCACAGCGGACACCAAAATACCCACTTTCCATCGTACAGCTATGCCAGCTTCCTTGCTGATTTCATCAGCCGTTGCATTGCGGGCAAGGTCCACCTCGACCGCTCGTAGGCGCTCGTCAATCAGGTCCAGCCTTGCTGAGATCTCCGTTCGGACCTCTTGGATGGATTTGAGGATGCTTGCAAACTGACTTCCAGTCACTCTAGTTCCGAGGCTCTGGAACCTTGGGTCCAGACAGGTGGTCTGATCCAGATTCCGTTGTCGGGGTGAGTTGCGCGTTGGCGATGTTGATCTGTTCCAGAGGACCGCGTGGGATGTACGGGCTGATCTCAAAGGTGCGCTGGCTGCGGTTGAAGAAGTCAAAGGTAATGGTCTCAGAGCCGTCCTCTCGACCAACCCACTGCTGCCCGCGCAAGGTTAGGTTTGTGTTAATATCCACGATGCCTCGCTTAATGACTACGCGGATGTCGTCACCCAACTTGTAGTTCTTGTACGGGATGATGGAGCCGTCCACGACGGCAACGCTGATGTACTTGATCTTCTCTTCGCTGGACTGGTACAGGTTGAACGCAGCCCGTGCTGACACCGTGTTTGCGGAGATGATGTTCTCTTGAACGTCTACTCGGTCAATCATTCCGTAGGTTGTCCGAAGGCTGGATGTGATGAAGGCTGACCAGATCTTTGTTGGGGTAACGCCGTTGTAGATGCTGGTGGCAATTACCACCGCACGAGTGCGGAGGCTCTTGAAGTTTGGACTGTATGAGAACCGCTTGACGTTGCCGCCATACACAAGGCGGAGGCTATTGTTCGTTGCTGTCGCGTAGTTCATATCTAGGAAGAACGAGTTGTAGCTTTGCGATGGTGACTCAATCCTGTTGCCAAACACCACCTTCGTTGTCGTCCCCTCCTGGGCGATACCGCAGATGTTGCGGAGGAAGTCGGTGCGCTGCTCGCCAGCAGTGAAGAAGTCGTAAGTTTTAGTGGAAGGGTTAATCGTTGCCTCAACATTGATGAACCCAAGTCGAGAGTTTGCGGTCGTCCTTGCCACGCTCATCTCGGATTGGAAGATGGTTGAGATGGTCTTGTCGTTGTAGGTCACCGTTGCCCCGCTGATTGCGGATGCCGTGTCCGTGACCGTCTGGTTGAGGACCGTCAGGTAGTCAACGCCATAGAAGACAACCTCGTTGTCCGTCGCCTCGTAGTCCTGAAGGATACCGTTGCCGACGGTGCGGTAGATGCCGTCCTCTTCATCCCATCGCTCGACGCGGTAGTGCCGAAGAAGTGGCTGGCACTCGTTGACCTGCGGGTGGTTGTATGGCAGGGTAAAGAACATCTCCCCGCCCTCATTGAGGTACGAGGAGACACCGATATACTTTGCGTCAGAGATCACTGCCTTGACTGATCCGCGACCACGATTGGTCCCAGTGGTATCCCATAGTGTGATTCGGAATGGCGACTGCGAAAACCACTTTCCTTGTGCGCCAGAAGTGTTGACTCGCGTGCCGTTGGCAACGTCTAGCACCTGTGAGTCTGGCGCAACGCTGGTCGCCGTGGCGGAGATGGTCAACACACCGATGTCGTCGCCAGTCACAAGTCGTGAGGCCACGCCATTGACGGCAGTGGCAGCACCGAGGCTGGCAAGCGTACCAGTCCCTGTCTGGGAGAAGGTGACGGACGTGGTGTTGTCTGCGGTGTCTACCGAAAGGGAGCTATTGAGGATCTCGGCAACAAGCAGCCTGTTGTCGCCAGAAGCGAGCGGGGATGAGGACGAGGTGATGTTGATGTGCCGAGGATGGATAAGTAGCGATTGCGTCCCGTCAAGGGTGACGGTATCGTAGTTCGCCCTAATGTCTACCGAACCGACAGATGCTGCGGTGTAGGAGATTGATGCAATCCCGAAACTTCCGAGCGCCGTCGCTGCGGCAAAAGAGATTGACCCAGCACTGGTAGTGTCCAGCGAGAAGTTGATAACACCCTCAAAGCTAGTATCAATTGCGCTCGTGGTGCTGTCATACACCGCCGCGCTGATGACACCAGTCGTGCCAAGACCAACGGGGGTCGTAGCACTCGTGATGAGGATGTAGTTAAACGCCATTAGTACCACGCCTCACGGTAGGTCACAGTGATGAGCGCAGGAATGTTCGCACCAGTGTAGGTGGTCGTCATCGTTGTCGCTGCATCATCTGTGGGTGGAATCGTTCCGAAGTTGTAGGTCGTAGTGTCGATCACGTCTTGCCGAAGCGATGTGACGTACGCACCGCCAGCAGTTGACCGAACTCCTCGCCGCACCGTCTGATTCTCAAAGTCAACATACCAACGCACCTCGCTGGATGCCGTCTTGGCTGGGAAGTCAAGAGAGTTCAGCTTCAATGATTGCGAGTCAAAGGTGAATGTGACTGATGTGATCGTTGCCGCAGCGTAGGTGCTTGCCGAAGAATAGATAATCTCAAATGTCGGATACGCAATTGCAGACCCAAGGTTTGGGAATGATGTCGTTGCCGAAGACGAGGTAATGCTAAGGCTTCTCTGCGTTGCCGAGAACTTGTACGGCTGCTTGGCCATCAAGGTGAACCCGACGTTGGCGGCAAAGCCCTTGGCGGACACGCCGATGGATTGTGCGGTGGTCAACTGAACCGATGGCAGACTTGCTGGCCTGACCAGCATCATCATCGGGATAAAGCCAGTGGAGAAGTTGGCAATGTCAATCGTCCCCTGGGAGAATGCCAACTGGCGGAATCCGTAGTCCGCCTCATAGGTGCGCGGGATTGGTCGCATCGCATCAAGCAACGCCTGAATCCTGTCTCCAAGATCCCCTGTAGACGTGCCAAAGACACCGCACACAATGGAGAGTGAGCGGTTGCCAAGGTAGGTGTCCGCAGCGTCGATGCCGTCACGAAGCGCCCGCTTGTCCATATAGCCGACAAGTGGGACTTCATTGAATGCCGCAGATAGAACCTTGTAGCCGCCGAGCGGAACGCTGGTCGTTACCTCGGCGGAGCCGATGCTGTTGAGGTCAATGGTGCTACCACCAGCAATCTGGTAGGTAATCGGTCGGTTAAAATCCATTATCCGAGCCTCCGAATTCTACGAAGCCGTGCCTCCTCGCGGCGCACTCGCGCCTGGTTGGAGAGCGCGATCTGGTTCATAGAGAGAGCGGAGACATCAGAGTTGCCCGACTGCACCTGCCATTGCTGGAAGGCAACGCGGTCGGAGAGGAGTCGGTTGAACGCTTCCGCCTGCGCCCACACGCGGACAGATGCAATGGCAGAGACATCCATATCCGTGGTAGAAGTATTTGCGGAAAGCTGGACAAACCCAGAGTAGCCGAAGATGCGGAACGTTCCCGTGTCTGGAAGAGTGTAGTGCGGCGGGAAGAAGATGATGTTGTTGTGGACTTCCCAGCCAGAGTTTGGGCCGTCGCCGCTACTCGGCCAGAGGGTCTCTTGGTACTGACCACCGTTTGTGTACACATCCACTCGGAACGGCCAGCTCACCGTCGTCAATGCAACAGAGAACAGTTCGCCAGAAATTGGCTGCGTATAAACTGTGACCTGGATCGCTTCCTTCGGGTAGAACCCGTTGACCCAGTCAATGCCAGAGTTGATGAGGTCGTTGACCTCGGTGTCGCTCCACGTTGCCCCGTTCGGGTCGCGGAGATCGGCTCGTACCGATGTCCTAAGTGCGCTAAGTGTTTCTCCTGCCATTCTTCCAAATCCCCTTATGCTCTACTGCCCACTTGAAGGCATCGGCCCACTCGACCGCCCGATCCTTATAGTTGTACTCTTTGAGAACTCGTTCCTTGGCAGCCCCCGCGAGCTGCTCTCGTAGGTCCTTGCTTCGGACCAGTGACTTCACTGCGTCGTACCATTCCTGTCGTCCCTTGGCAAGCAGTCCGTCCACACCGTGTCGGACCATTGAGTACGGTGCCTGACCATACTTAAATCGCTCACCGATGAATGCTGCGCCAACCATTGCGTATTCCAGCCAGTGAAGCTCTGACTTGCATCGGTCAAACTCGTCGCCACCAAGTGGGGCGATTCCGATGTCTCCGTGACTAGCTGCCAGAATCTCGGCAAAACCCTTGATGTTCTCAATGTATTGGAACGCCTCGTCAAAGAACGGAGCAATGACGTGTTCGGTTCCTGGGTTTACTCCGATGAAGACGTTCCAGAGTTCCTTGCGAAGGTCTTGGACTGCTTTGCCAGCGTATCCGCCCTCCCACTTTCCTCGGTCGTTGGGGTATCCGCCGTAGTCGCGCATTCGCGCCGTGCTGCCGTAATAGACCACACGTGGCTTGCTACCGCCGTGTTCTGGGCGAGGACGACTTGTCGTATAAATTGACGGATCGATTGCATTTCTAATCACCCTGAAGTTATCGTTGAGATGGGAATACGCATCCTTGATCGGACCCGTGCTGACGGTAACGAGGTCAGCCCTCCGCGCCATCCGCTCAATGAGTGGTTGCTCTGCCTGAACATCTGGCCAGTAGCCATTCCACTTGCGGATCTGGAAGTGATTGTCATCGGTCTCGTAGACCATCGCCTTGTCAAACTTCTCCGACTCAAAGGCTGGCCACATCCACTCAGTGATGGAGTCCCGAATCTGCATCTGGTGCTGGTGCGACTTGATGACCTCTGGGTCCTTGCTTGCGGCACCGCACTCATTGCATTTGGCAGAACAGTTGTAGTAGCGACGGAACATCACGATGTCCGCCCATTCAATGTCGCTGGTGTCTACGGCAAGTAGACCCTTCCGCATTGCTTCGTCTTGCGATAGCCCTTCTGCACCAGGCTTGGCAACGAAGTTGATCTTGTCAATGTGACGGACACTAATGCCCATCTTCGCCCATTCCTCGTCGTACATATGACCACGGAAGTAGGCGCAGGGTCCCTGCTCGGCAGTACCCCATACGAGAATGTTCATCCGACCCTCCTGAGCGAGCATAGAGGCTCGCAAATCCTTTGGGGGTATCTACATACCACCCCCGACCTTTTCGAGGCTCCTGGCGCGTCCTGGATGCCTCTACGTTGATTTTATGGTGGGGGTCCCGCCCCCCTCAGTTAAGAGGGGAGCGGGTCATCAGCACCCCCGTGCCGATTAGACAGAGACCGTAGCCTGAGTCTTCAGGATGCGATAGCGTGCGCCAGCCTCGTCGAGGAGGAGGGAGCCGAAGCGCATCTTGTAGCCCACAATCGCCTTCTGAGCGAGTGGGTCAGAGTGATCGCCACCTGGAGCCACGAAGTAGCTCTGGAGGGTCTGCGAGTCACCGATTGCGTACGAGTCTGGGCCAAGGAACAGCGCGTTGTACACGTTGCCGCTTGAAGCACCAGCCGTTGTGTACACCTTCGCATCCGAGGACACGATGAAGCGCACGCCAGCGAACATACCGATCTCGCCCGTGAGCAGACCAGTGTTGTCAACATACTTGCGGGACTCGATCCACCCGTTCACAGCGGTGTCGGACACAAGGTCAAACTCCTGTGCTGGGTGAATGATGCAGCGGTACGTGCCGTCCGCGAAGGTCGGAACGTTTGCACCCTTAAGGCGAGCAACCATCTGCTTCACGAAGAAGCCAGACAGAAGGCCTGCCGTCGCAACTGCCGAGTTAGCGGTGTTCTGCGTAAGGGTCGTTGCACCAGTTGCGCCAAAGATAGCAGCGGTTGAAGCCGAGCTATGGATGTTGTCGCGCACGATGTGGTCCATCGAGCGGACAGCCTTGTAGGCAACACGTTCAGCAGCGATGCTGATGAGGTCGTGTGGCGAGTCAAGGTTGGCGAGGTCCGAGACCGCGACCGTCGCGCCGTACTGCGCAGCGGTGAAGAACTCGGATGAAATCGTGAGGGCATCGTCCGTAGGAGCGGTGCCTTCAGTCAGCGTCGCAGTGCTGACCGCGAGGTCGGCATAACGAGCATAGCGAAGGGTGTTCGTACCCTTGATGAAGCGAGCTGGAACATAAAGTCCTGGCATCGCGTGAACAGCACGGGCTCGCAATTCCTCTTCAGCACGCGCAGCAACAAGCTGCGTTACTAGATCAGAAAAGTTCGTCGTGCTGGTAGTTGTCGTAGCCATTGTATGCTACTCCTTATCTATCAGCGAATGGATTCCCCAACGCCTTCAGCGCATCAGAGATGCTCTTAGAGTTGGGCTTTTCAGTTGGCGCGGCAGTTACCCGACGCGCATTGTTTGGATCCACTGGCGAAGGCTCCGACTCTGGAGTAGCAGCGGCAGCAGCCTGCTTAACAAAGTTTTCTAGCGCAGCAGCGCGACTAACCTCATCAAGATTGCTGGTGTCCTTCAAAAACTGATACGCGAGTGGGTATTCCCTTGCGAGGCGTTCTTCCTTTGCAGCCTGTTCAGCCGCAGCGGCCTTGCTCTCAAGCTCCCGAATCTTGGCTTGCGCCCGTTCAAATTCGGTCATTGAGGCCTGCTCCTGCTCTGCCTTCCACTTTGCAAGCTCTTCGGCCCTGGAACGAAGCTCATCAAGCTCCTTCTTTGTTGCCGTCAACGCCTGATCCTTGCCTGCTAGGCGCTTCTTCCAAGTGGTGACATCCGCCTCGTTCTCAGTGGGCACAGTGGCGACCTCAGGGGTCTCCACCTCAGCCGACTGCACTGGGGCGCTGTTCACGACTTCGTCAGCCACAGCATTCTCCTTTTCCTTACTACTCCCCGACTCAATGTCAGGGTTATTTATTTATGGGAGGAACTTGTTCACCTGGCCCTGAATATCCTCTAGCTCCTTCTGGACGCCTTCACCGAAGGCTCCAGCGGCACCGAGGAAGGCGCCAGCTTGACCAAGTGCGGTACCACGGACAACGGTCTCACCGATCATCCCTGGGACCTTGGACAACTGCTCAAAGTTAATTGGCTGGCCTTCTGCCGCTGGGCGCAGGATTCCCTGTCGCACAAAGCTTGGGAGGGCAAAGCCCATATTCTGAGGAGTTGCTGGAATAAGAATGTTGAGCGCATACCAGGCAGGTCGCAACTCAGCAATCGTCGTCATAAAGCTGCGGTCGGTATTCGCGTCAACGGCGAGGTACTCTTGCAGCCTCATATAGTTGATGTACCCGAATCCAGGTCGGACGTACCCGCCGATCTTTGGCATAAACATTGCGCGAAGCATCCACGGAATTGCCTTCTGGGTCATATACGAGTACGGGTAAACGCCAAGGAACGGGTGGTTGATTGAACGCTCAAACCACGAGCGGTACGCACTAAAGTACTGGTATCGGTCAGCAGTGCGCGTACCCCTAATCATAGCATCTGTGAAGACGCCGTATGTTGCCGCGGCAATCTCGCGTGCCTTGTTGGCTGGCATACCAGTCTCGGTCAAGGCCCGCTCCCACAGTCCGATGGTTCCCCGCTCCCCAGTCTTGAGGGCCCGTGTCAGGGCTTCTGGGCTGGAGGCGACCATCGCGTCCTCTAGGATCATCGCCATCACCTGGCGTCCGCTCAGGACCCCACCCTCTGAGAGGTGTGTCCAAGCGTCTGGAGCTGCCTTTGCCAGCAGGTCGGTGAACTTCTCTACCGCAAACTCCGAAGCCATCATATCTCGCGAGATGGTCTTGTAGTCTTCTGGGTTTAGGACCGCCCACTTCCCGTTGCTGATGAGCTTTCTCGCACGTGCAACTCGGCCAACCTGCTCGGCCAGCTCTGGTGCCTCGTTAACCGCAATGAGCGTCGCTACAGCGTTCTTCTCCTGATCAATGAACACGCTTTCTGCAATCTCTCGCTGTGCACCCCGTGGGTCAGTCGTCACCCTTCGGATAAGAGTTGACGGCCTGCCGCCAAGGAAGTCATCCGCGATATCAGAGCGAATGTCAAAGACAAGCTTCATCAGTCGTGTTTCCACTGGCTCAAGAAGCTGTCGGAAAATTGGGTTACCCTTTCCGAATCGGAAGAGTGGGTAGGCTCGGTCGGTAATTGCGCCAAGAACTGGCTTCCACGCCTTAGCCCGACCGCTCACCCCTGGAGCAAGACCGACGACGCTAAGGTCGCCACGCGCAGCCTCAAACAAATCGGTCAGCGGGTCGTTGGTCTCAATGTATCTGAAGAACTCGGAGTCACCAAGAACGTCTCTAAAGATCTTCTCTACTTGATCACGCTCAAACCAGAGTCCGCGAACGGTTGTCTGCTTTCGCGAGGCAAGGTTGTTTACCTTGGCCATAATTGTAAGCGCGTCTCTCTGGCTAATCTTAGCCTTCTTCATAATGCCAGTGGTGAACCGCTCAATGTACGCGTTTCGGATGACATCGGAACCGTACTGGTAGGTCATCAGGTCCTGGAAGCGATTGAGCAGCGTCGGTCGCTTAGAGAAGCCACCAGCAAGCTCGTCAATCTCGTTGATCGCAACCGTGTCCAGCATATCCACAAACGGGTTGGCATTGGTTGTGATGCGCTCTCGGCCAAAGCCGTCTACCACTACAGCCGTTCGCTCAATGACGCCGCCCTTCGGAGCGATACCATATCGATATCCGCCACGAGCAATGTCGGCCTGCTTAAGCTTAAAGGCGTCTGGTAGGAGGCGTGCCTCCGTCTCGGTCAGCTCTCGTACGGCGATCTCTGGATGGTTGCGAACCCACTCAATAACGTCCAGCGCCGAGGCGCCTTTGTTGTAGAAGAGCGTGGCAACGTCATCGTACTTATTGATGAGTTCATCAGCAATCGGTCGGAGCGCGGCCTCAAGGGCCTGCTCGTCTGGGGCGGCCTTGGAGAGTGAATCTAGGCCTGAGATCTCGCCAGCGTGGCGGATTACCTTGTCGTTGGCTGCCTCCGCCCCAATCCTTCCGAGCGGGGTGTCAAGGTAGATCATCGTCCCCTCCTTGCTGCCGAGCGCGAATGCAGACTCCTGGCCAGCGCGTACGCCAGCCTCAATCGCATCCTGTGCGCTGTCGTAGGACTTGGAGACGTCAATGAAGTACGTCCCAGTGCCTGGACTGTCGTAGAGTCCGATATAATGGTTGTCCAGTGCAAGCAGGTCTTGATTGTCCTCAAGGAACTTGGTCAGCACTTGGCGCTGGAATCCCTTGTCCGTAAGGAATCGTTGACGGTCTGCACCAGTGAAAGATACCTCGCGGGTCTTGTACGGGGAGACCTGGAACACTTTGTCCTGACCGATGTTGCGCTCAGTGTCCCTAATTGGGTTAAACGTGGCGCCGCCGCCCTCGCTTACTAGCCCGTCGTCAATCTTCTTAAGCAGCGGGGCTTTGGCCTCCTCGGTCGGGAGGAGGATCTGACTGCCGTCTCCCTCTCCAAGAAGCTGGTTGACGGTCTGGATGATGCGGTCGCGTACGCCCATTGTGAGGCTTCGGTCGCTGATCAGTGTCAGGCGAGACCACGTCTCGGCATCTGGAATGTCCGACGCGGTATTGTGGCTCAAAATCCTGTCAAAGACACCGCGTGCCTCTGGATGAATGTTGACGGTCTTATCCTTGGACACCTTGTCCCATAGCTCCGCCATCCACTGGCGAATCTTAGCAAACAGGTCATTGAGCTCTCGGACTGGGGCCTTGCCACTGTACAGGTATTCTGTGAAGTCTTTGGCAAATCGCTCTTCGGCCTCGACCGTCCACTCGTCGTTTATTCCGTAGATTGCCTGCATTACTCGGCGGTCTTGCGCGTCCATCTGGCGTCGCGCAACGTGGCCAATCTCGTGAATGGCTGTCGTGACGTCAGCGTTCTTAAACAGCTCAATGGCAGAGCGTCCCTTTCGGTCAAACCGAGTTGCGCCGAACACTTCTGCGCCTCGCTTCTCAAGGAACTCAGCCATAATCTCTGGATTTATGCCAGCAAACGACTGAGACCGCCTTGTGCCTCCAGCCTCAGCAATTGCCGCAAGTGCACGACGAACGTCGTCTGGATCTGGCTTTGCCATATTGTCTACGCCCTTAGCAAGCCAGAAGTGAGGTTCAATCTGTCGTCGCGCAACATCCCAGAAGAACCACTGCTTCTGTGCGCCAGAGAGTGCCTCAACCCCTGGATATGCCTTACCGCGAAGTGCGGTGCGTGCGTTCTTTGATGCGTCAACGGCCATATTGTCAAGGTAACGAAGCATTACCTCGAAGATACTTCCCTCAAGCTTGGATACTTGAGGAGTTCCAGTTCCCTTTACGTAGTCTGGAACCTGGGATACTGCGTCCTTAATCGTCTGTGGTACGTCTGCTGTTGCGATGCCCTTTGGTCCGACGCTGACGGCGACACCACTTGCATTCTGCCCAGTGGCTGTCTTTCCAGCCTTTTCGTCGGCAAGGACCTCAAGCATTCCCTTGGTTCGTTTTCCCTTGTTCTCGTATCCATCAAGGTACCTGGCGGCAACCTCTGGGTCTGCCCTCCGCAGGTCTGCAACAAGCTTATTAAGAACGCCAGCCTCGTCAGCCCAGTTGAATAGAATAACCGACATCTGTGAGTCAATTGCACCAGCAGTCGCTGCCGCAGTATCCATCATCTCTGCCGCAAAGATGCCGACCTTCAGTCCGACACCGTTGATTAGGGTGAGACGCTCGCCAAACTGTGTCATCGTTTCGCCTGGCTTGAGCTTGAAGAACTCTGGATTCTCTGCCGCAAATACCATTATGCGTGCGGCATCTGTTACCTGGCTAACCATACCAGTGATTGACTTGTCAAACCCGAACGAAGATGCAATCTCAAGGCCGAGCTGGTTGTCTGACTCGGATGTGCCCTTTACCTTAAGCCTGTCTCCCCACTTGGCGGCAAAAGCAGTAAGCTCCTCCTGGTTTCTGACGCGCAGAACTTGGTACAGAGCGGCGTTTGATGATAGCGTCCTGCGTGGCGAGAGCACCGCAAACGCAACCCTGTTGACAACCTCAACTGGGTTCTGCATATCAATCTTCTTTGACGCAGTCATCTTCTTGTGGATGCGTACTCGCATCTCTCCTGGGATTGAGTCAATGATGTTATTTGGCTGCGACGCAATGATAATCTCGTCAATGATGTTATACGGCTCGTCGCTTGCCAGGGCTGCCTCACCGCCAGGTAGTGCCAGCTTACCAGCTGGTGTGTCAATGACCTGCACTGGCAACTGTCCGCTAAGTCCAGCCTCAACCATTCTCTTGGTCGGCTTAATGACTTTGGACGCCTCAAGAATCTCTTCGGACGTCACCGCTTGACTGAATAAAACCTTTGCCTGCTCTGACTGTGAGTACAACTCGTCTGCAATAGAGACAGCAGCGTCTGGGTCACTGAGCTTTGAGATCCCATAAGTGTTGTCAAAATACCACTTCTCAACGCTAATTCCCTGTCGCCTTGCCGATGCCTGCGCCATCGCGTCGTACAGCTTTGCCGATGCCGCGGCCCTCTCTGGATCAAGGCCTTTGAAGTATGCCTTGGCAACAAGCGCTTCTCGACCAGAGGCGGCCTTGGCAAGCTTTTCCACCTCAATAGCCTGAGTTGCGCGGAGCTCGGCAACCTCGCGCATAGATCGACCGAACGAAGTCATACGGCCGAGTTCAAGAACGTTAAGTAACTTTCGTGGGTCTCCAGCGTGCTTGGCAAACTGTGCCGTGGCAAGCTTTGTAGCTGCCTCTTCGGACATTCTAAAGCCGTGCTGGAGCATCCTGGCTAGGTATGGAACGCCGAGTTCTGCGTTGTCAGCGTATCGCTGAAGGACGACCTTGGAACGCTGCATCAAGTCAATGCCTGAGTCAACGGCAAACTGTAGGTTGGACTTTCCAAGAGCGGCGCCAGCATTGACATAGAAGTCTGGTCGTGCCTTGACGTCAATTTTTTGAAGGACATCGGTCAGCTCGCCAATGGTAGACTTGACTGCGTCTTGCGTGAAGAACGCCTTGGGGGCGTCAATGAAATCGCCCTCAACGCGTCCGATGAGCGCAATGGCATCAGAGTCTCGGTATCCAGCTGACTTGAGGAAGTCACCAAGCGTAAGGTCATCCCCATACTTGATGGCCAAAAGATCGGCGCCCTTGGTTCCAGCCTTTATGGCGGTGTAGATAGTTTTGACAATGTTCTGCGCTGAGGCCTGCGCGACGTTGCGCTGTGCGTTGACTACAACGTCTACGACGGCTGCCTTGTTGGCGTTTGCGGCTGTTAGAGCCGCATTCCCAAGCGCCTCGTCAACCTGTGTCTTGCCGATCTCTGACGCGGCATCGTCAAGGAATGATGCGGCCTCGTCAGTTCCAACAACTCGGAAGGTCTCTTGGGCTAGGTGGCGTGCAATGCTACCACCAGTAAGCTTTGACCAGCCGTTGGTTACCTTACCCCAGGTGTTTTTGTACATCTTTCCAGCCCAGGCGTACTTTTCAACAAGCACGGCGTCAGCTTCTCTCTCAACAGCCTGCGCCAGAAGGCGCTTAGAAAGCTCAACATTACCAGCTGCCTTAGCTGCTTTGGCCTCGGTTCGCAATCCATTTGCCGCAGCCCTGATTGCACCAGATGCTACTCCGTCAAGCTTGGCCGCCTTGGCTGCGATGGTGAACGGCTTAGAGATTGGAACAAGATTTACTGGGTCAAGAAGTAGTGTCCAGACAAGATTGGCAAAGGCATTCGTGCTGAATGCTCCCTGCTGGGCTGGGCCGACTCCGAACTGTCCAACAAATGATTCTGCAATCTCGTCGACTGTTTGCCCAGAACTATATTGGCTTTTTACGCTATCTGGTGCGTTTCCAAATATTGCGGTAATAAGGTCGTTTTTTGCCTCAAGTGTATTTATCGTACGCGCAGCAGCAATTCTTTTGGCAACAAATTCACCTGGGGCGGTCAAAAGCTTTAGACCAGCCCCTACTGGTGCAAATGCAATCTCGGCAGCGGTGTTGACTCCCTTGGAAAGAGTTTCTCCAATGACGCTGTCGGATACGGCAGTAACGCCCTTTCCAATAGTCGCATCAACAACGGAGCCAACTGCACCAATTACTGGCTTTGTCACAAGTCCAAGAATTGGTAGGTTTTCTATTACGCTTACGGCAGCTTTACCTACCCCCTGCGCTAGTCCAACAACGCCCTCGGCGCCCTTGGTCACGCTTTCAGCTGGTTTGGTAATATCAATAGTAAACTTTCCAATGTCAGCAATGTTGCTTGATGCTCCGCCAAACTTTGGTTTAGGAGTCTCGATTGGAGACTGGCCCAGACCGCCGCTTCCTGCTCCTGTAATTGGCATTATAGTCTAATCCTGTCTCCAGGCCTTGGGGATGACCCAGGTGCTGGCTGAACCGCTACTGGCGGCTTAACTGGACCAAGTGGTGCTCGTTCCCCAGCCCTGAAGTCAACAAGCGATTGCTGGACCTGAGGAGCAGTGAACTTCTGAACGACTGGAGCTGGTGGCGCTGCTGGCCTGACCTGTGGCTGCGTGACCTGCGTTGCAAGGTATGGCGAGATCGGCGCAGCACCAGTTGGTGTTTGTACCTGCATTGGCTGCTTGATCTCGTTGAGATTCCGTAGGAATGGGTATCCGTCAGCAACTGGCTTGGCAGCGAGTTCCGCCTGCTTCCTTGCAGCGTCCGCTGCCTTTACGTCAGCGGTCCTAAGATCGACAGTATCTGGAAGCTCTCGTCCGCTTGCATCTCTTGTTGGAAGAGCAGCTGGATTGGCATTAAGCAAAGAGGCGAACTCAAAGGCAGATCCCTTGAACTCAGTCTCCCTGAGCGTGAACACGCCAGGTTGGGTCTCAACGTACTTGGACCTATTTTTAATAAACATATTCCCAATGTCGCCACCAGCCTCAAGGTCAAGCTTCCTTGCCTCAAGCTCAACAATTGTTTCTCGATTGCCAGCAAGGAATCCACGCTTAATGTCCCCAAGCTGCTTGTTAACAGAATCAAGCTCCATCTTGTTTGCCCTGGTTGTCAATTGGCCAAGATCGTTCTCAATGGCGTCAAGATTACTTACGCCAAGAGCTGCTTGCCACGGTGATCCAGGATCAGAAATCTTCTTTCTTACATCGGCTACGACGTTCCTAATTGACTGGTAGTCAGCATCTTCTCCGCCAGCACTTAGAAGAAGGGCCTGAAGGTCAATGGTTGGGACACTACTTCTCTTCGTCACGTCGCCCCTGATCGCTGGGCTGTCGACAAAGTAATTACCATTTCCAAGAGCCCTGGCCTGTGTTTGGAATGGATCGCCATCAAACGACTCTCCTGTCGTCTTGACGTAAATCGCAGATCCGCTTGGAAGTTGGTACTGGTATCCCCATACCGTAGTTCCGCTACCAGAAGCAGTCTGGATTGTTCCAATGTTTTGGATTGACTGAATTATTGGAACAAAGCTACCGTCTGGCATTTTCTTAAACGTCATAATAGATAGCATTCCGCCCTTTGCTGGGACGGCCGAGTTTCCCAAGAAACCAGTTGATGTTACGGCTGGCATATCGGATGTTGGGTACGTTCTAGCTCCAGTTACTGGATCGTATGTTACCACCTGAACGGCCTGTCCGTTTGTTAAACGCTCAAAATTTCCGTTGGTCTCCTCGATATCTCCACTAGAATATACATTTGTAAATGTAATTCCGCTTTGTCCGTCAAACCCAGCAAATACGCCAAAGAAATCTTCGAGCGCCACTGCGCCAGACGGGATTCCATTTCCAGATAAAGCAGCCGCGCTTGCGTCAAACGCAGCCTTAAGCGACTGACCGTATTGAGCAAATCCCTTCGGGGCAAGATCCTTAGAAAGATCAATTTTACCATAGATAGAAGGTTGGCCCTTATAGAACTTATTCATTTCATCCATAGCAATTTTTAGGCCAACGTCATCTTTTGCTGCCCCATACTTTTGTACGTCAGCCGAGAACTGGTTGACCGCATCAGCGAGTTCATCAACCTGCGTCTTGGCACCAACTGATCTGCTCAAGGTTTTGGCCTGTGCCAACCGCGATGAAGCTGACTCGGAATTGCTTGTTGCAGCAAGAGACTCGGCCTCTGCCTCAAAACCTCGAACAAGGTTTGTTAGACCGCTTTGTAGATCATTGACATCTTCGTATCCAAGCTTTACAAGCTCCTGCGGCATCTCGATTGCACCGCTTTCAATGAGCCTAATTAGGCCAGAGAATGCTCCTGGGTTTGATGCATAGTCGGATGCGCTATAGCTTTTACCAGAAGCAAGATCTCCTTGCGTAAGCTCATATCCCTGGATCCCAGGGGCCCTGAGCGCGGCCGCATAGATCTTACCGAGCTTAGACTCGATGTTTGCAGCGCGTGTTCCACCGCCACCACCCCCGCCGTAGCTTCCACTATAAGATGCGACGGTAGCAAAGATTCCAGTGTACAGCTCGCTTTTCTTCTCAATTCCAGACGTGGTAGCTCTTTTCGCAAATCCCTTAGCCCAGTTTTCAAATTGAGCTGCGGTTGCCTTTCCAGCCTTAATTCTGTTAGTCCACTTAGTAGACTCTGCGTTCCACTCCCACGTAAACGAGTCATAGACAGCCTTGCTGTATGCGGCAGATCCTGGCTCAAGGACCTGTAGGGCATCAAGGGTAATCGCCTGATATTCCTTGGCGGTGAGCTCGCCCCGCTTCAGGGCCTCTCCCTTATAGTTTAGGAAGGCTCCAGTTATATCGTCTAGACCAGTCTTAAAGTCATTAACATCATCCTGGTTTGTAGAATCCTGTGCCCTCCCAGAGATGAAATCAACTATTTCGGAATAGTTTGCCCCATCGCTAGAGTTAAACTCGGCAATTAGGTTATTGTAATCTCTTTTAATGTCAAAGTTATTTGCATCCCCAATTTTCTGTTGCAGAAATATAAAGTCTTCGCTGTCTTTGTCGATGCCAGAAAGGCTGGCGATATCTTCGTAGAAAGATATAACATCAGCAATGGTTGGAATTTTCCCATTGTACTCTGTTCCGTCGTAGAACGCCTTCATAAAGGCCTGTTCTTCCGCGGACTTTTGCTGACTAACAAGAGACCTAATAGCAGCTGAGAGGTCAGATGCTCCAGTCTCTGATCTTCCGAATCGCCCTCTTCGTGCCATTATGCCTGTACCTCATTGGTCGCGGTCGGCGCTGGAAGAAGGTTCTCTTCACCAGGCTCCGCCGCATTAGCAGCATTCGCCTCAGGCGGAAGCTGCGCTTGATTCTCTGGTTGGTTAAGTGACTGCGAACCAGGAACACCAGGGTTCAGCGTTCGCTGCGCATTAGAGGCCTGCATTTGCGTCATAGCAAGCTGGGCCTCAATCTGTTGCTGTTGCGCTGCCTGGGCCATTTGCTGATCCGCCATATTAAGCTGCTTGAAGGTTCCAATGACATTTGCCATCGTCGCCACAGCTGCTGGATTTAGCGTGGCGTCGGTCTGCTCGTCTCGAATGAGCTCCTTCTCGCCAATAGGATCTTCCACGCCAACGCGGTCCATTGCACGCTCTGCCGACCAGATGCGGTTTTGAACAAGGTTGATTGCGGTGCTTGCAAGCTCCAGCGTGTCTCGCGGGGTGAGCTCTGGCGCGATGATCTCAATGCGGTATTCTCCGCCAATGATTGAATCAACTGCGGCGTCCTTCTCTTCCCAGATGCGGGCGCACATCTCCCAGACCTGCTTGATCCAAGAGTAGAATACCTTGCGCTTTGGGGCAAGACGCGACTCATAGTTAGCGATAAGAGCAGCAATGGCTCGCGATGAACCAAGTACCTGCGCTGGTGCCAATCCAAGGAGAAGGTCGTTAAGGCCCGTGGCTACCGTCAACTCTCGGTCGATTCGTGCAACGTATGCCTCAATCTGGAACTGCGGAATGAATGGCTGGATAGCGCGGAGTTCGTTGCCAGGTCCAGGGGTTGCCACACGACCAGGCTTTGGTAGCGCGTTCGGTGGTACTTCGTCAGGAGCCTCGGCACCGACCAACTGCCACATCTGTCCGCCCACGATGGACTGGATCATCTGTGCCATTGCGGTGACCCGCTCGTCCTTTTCGCGGAGGAGCTGCTCAGGATCATAAAGAGCAGGCTTGCCGTACGGGCTTCCTGGGATCTTGCCGTTCGGAAGGTGGATGTACGGGATCTTGCCGCCGTACTCTGGGTGCGCATCGTTCTTGACGAGCGTGTTCCCAACGTAGATGGCGTTGTAGACAAGGGGGGCCTTACCTGGACCCTTTGGCACCTTGTACCAATAATCGTAGACTTCCACCTGCATCTGCTCGTAGGCAGTCTCGCGGCGGAGCGGGTTTCGCTCGAAGGCGTTTGCCCACACGTTGCCAATTGGGTCAGCGTGGCTGCCACGGCTCGTGTACGGGAACCACTTCTCGCCCTGCTTTACAGGGATTACGTCAACGCCGTAGTCCTCTTGGATTGACTGCGGCGACATTCCGTAAGTGTAGAGTGCCCAGTCTAGGCGGTTGTAGTCGCTGTTGCCGAAGCCGAGGTAGAGGTTCTCTGGCCGCTCAATGATTGAAATCTTTGGAGACTTCTCAATTGGGTCCCAATATACTTTGGCTGCGGTGTGACCGTAAAGCTCTTTAAGGAGGGCGGCCTGTTCAAGCTGCAAGTCAAGGTCGTTTGCCTCCCACCATCGGAAAAATAGCTTTTCTCGCAACGCGGCAGCCTGTCGATCTTCTGGCGTGCTACCAGTTGGGACGTAGTTGATGACTGGCCGTACCGCCTGAATCGCCGCAGGGATCTGGACGTAGGCGTGGTGGATGTTGACCGACACGTGGGCGCGGCCAGCGAGGCGTGCGCTTGGGTCTTCTGACCAGTGGTCTGCACCACCAAGGGTCATCGTCTCTGGGTGGTAGAGGTTGTCCATTCGGCGGAACAGCGCCTTGAGGCGGTTCTGCTCTGGGTCAACCAACTGCTTGCGACCGAGGATCTCCTGAAGGAGCGTGTAGTCGTCGCTCTGCTTCGGGTCTAGTTCCTGGGCGACAAGTGAGGACTCCAGCATCTTGAGCGATGCGGCCTCTGACGGCGACAACTTCTCAACGTTTGGCTGGATGCGGAGTGTCCCTCGACCACCCTTCAAGCCAGCGGAGAATCCGTCGCCAGCCTTCTGTGGGGACTTGGAGGTAGCGTTGAACGCGGCAGGGGCGGTAGCGATTGGAGCGCCGCCGCCGATGCCAATGTTGGGCGCACCAGCGGGGGAGCGGAGGGTGCTGCCGCTGGTGCGGTTGAGTCGTACTGGCGTGGTTGGAACTGGAGCAGCGCCGACCATTGACTTGGTGATGCGCTGACCGCGACTGAGCTTACGAGCCTTATCCAGTGCAGCACCAATGGCTGCGACCTGCTCTGGTGTAGCGACATCAGGGTCGGTCGTATACTGTGCTGGTACGCCTCGTGTACCTTCGTATGCCGCTGGGATCTTTCGGATCTTAGCCATCAATCACTTGCTCCAAAATAGGTGAAGGTCGGATTCTCTACGCCCTTCTCAGGATTCCGCAGCGCGTGCCGCACTGCGATTGCCAATGCCATTACTGCGTCTTGCTCTAGCTTCTTGTCGTCCAACTTGTAGATGAGGAGTTGTCTCTTTAGTTCATCCCAAGGACCGCCCATCGGGAGTTCCAGTTGACCCTTATCGATTACTGCCTTGAGGTCGTTGAGGAGCTCTACCTTCTTCGCCTTCGTTCCTCCGAAGTCAAACCCTCGGAGCGGGCGGATCATTGAGAACTCCTGCTGGAAGAGCCTGCCACCTAGACCCGTGGAGTCCACGATGGTGGTGCAGAAGGCTCCGTCTTGGCTGTAGAGAAGGTGTCCCTCGCGGACCATATTCACCACGGCGGAGATGCTCTGCTTTCCGCTGCGCTTCCTGATCCGAACACCGCGAATCTTGTTGCGGCTGGTGATGTCCAGTGTGATGGCCCACGTCGAATCGTGCGAGATGCCTGGGTCTACTCCCTGAATGTATCGGTGGTTCCGCTCTGGCTTCACGTCATCCTCAAGCGTCTTGTAGCACGCAAGGATTGACTGGCTCCAGAAGAAGGCATCGCGGGCTTCAATGAAGTACCCGTCAATGTTTTGTGGAATAAGATATTCGGCCTGCTGGCGAACAACGTCATCAAAGTTGTTCTGCGTCAGTCCGTAGCCAATGTTGTCGCGGGTGGAGAGTCGGAAGCTGATGAACTTCTCATCCTTCGCTGGGTTCTCAGGATTACCCTTCTCCCAGAGTTCCGCGTAGTCGTTGATTCCCTCGCTCGGTGTCCCGATGAAGTGCAGTGGACCGCCAGTGGAGAGTCGGCGGAGGTTCAGAACCTCTTGGTAAATCATCAGCAAGTGCGGCTCAAACGCCGCCTCGTCAAATGAGATGCCATTCATATCCTTACCGAGGAGAGCCTTCGCTCGATCCTGTGTGGTGCGGAAGTGGATGCTTGCCCCCCCGAGTACTGGGTTTACCTTGACCCACGCATACTCGCCTCGGTACTTCTTCTGGGTCTCAATGACCTTGCCTAGTTCCTTGATGATAGCACATCCGCGACCACGCTGCGCTGGGTGCGAGCCAGAGAGGATGGTCTCAATCTCTCGGAAGACCAGCTCTGCGGTCTCCTGCTGGATGCCTACGTGGTACCACTCGTATGGCGACTCCGACCATCGTCGGTGAGAGTCTGGGTCGCCTTGTGTTGGGCTGGCTAGTCCTAGTTTATATATCGCGTGATGGAGGCACACAACAGCCATAGCAAGAGTCTTTCCTGCACGGTTCCCAGCGGAGACCACCGTTGTGATGTACCGAGGACGATAGCCAGTTTCGTCTCTTTCACTGCACGCCTTCCACCAGGCTACTTGCCCAGGATTCCCTTCAATGCCAAGCCAGCGACGAGCAAAGAACTCAATGTCGCCTCTACCGCGAGCCAGATCAATGGCAACTTCATTGGTTAACTGCTTCAAGACTTCTTCGCCTTAAGGCGAGATGAGATGTTCTTAGCCTTGGAGCGAGCATCCGCCTTGCTGCTGGCACCCCAGGCCTGAAGCGAAAGAAGGAGTCGGGTCGGCTTCCCCTTCGCATCGCGTTCAGGACCTGGAGCATTGCCCATTCGTGCAAGGAATGATGCGCGTCGCGGATTGTCTCCGCTCTTGACTGGGGCCTTCAGTGTGCCTCCAGTCTGCGCCTTGTACGAGGCCCGACCCTTTGCGTTGAGACCACCCTTTGGGTTCTGTCCCTCTTTACGCTGCCACGCTGCTGTCTTCATTCTTTTACCTCATTGTGGAAATACAGTACTTCCGCGACCCTTGTGATCTTTCCACCGTGATCCGCAAGACCGTTGATGAATGTCCCGTCTGCTTCGTAGTGTCGGTCTTTGTATCCAACACTTCGAGCGTATGATGTCTTGGCAATGTAGTTTCCAGAAGTTGAACTTCCAGCACTGAAATTTGGAGTAGCCGACTTGCTCCACCCGCAGAAGACGACATCGTTGCCATCCTCTGCCCTGGCCATCATCTTTTCGATGTAGGTCCTGTCGTAGGAGTCGTCGTGGTTGAACCAGCCCGTGTAATCAGATGTCGCCAGGTCAAGCCCCTTGGCCCGTTTTTCGTGACCCCAGTCGTTGAGGTTCGGCTCCGCGTAGAATGTGACCCCCGTGTATAGCTTACGAGCGATGTCCAACGGAGTATCAGAAGCAAGAACAATGATTTCATCTGGCGGTCTACTTTGCGCAAGAAGCGCAGCAACCGTCCGAATCATCCCTACTTCGCTGTCGTGAGCAGTCACAACTGCTGTGAACGTCGCCACGGATTCTCCCTATGATGTCTGTGGTTGATACGCCTTGTGTATACGGGATATAGAGCATCTTGATGTTTCTAGCATCTAGCCATTCTTGGTTGATGCCAAGTTGCCTGAGGAGATCGTCCCCCTGCCAGTCCGACCCGTGTGCAATGTAGGCAATCTCTTTATCTCTGATTGAGTCAATGGTCTCGCCGCTGTTCTCATCACCGATGTTGACCGTCACATCGTCCACCCATCGGCAGGCCTCTAGCGACTCGATGCGCTCACCGAGTGAGAGGATCGGCTCTCGCTTGTACCGCTTGGTGAAGTCGTCGGTGTTTAGCGCGACGATGACCTTGCCGTACTCACGGCACCGCTTGAGGAAGTTTGCGTGTCCGTAGTGGAACAGGTCAAAGGTTCCACCCACGTAGACCCAGGAACTCATCAGCCCTTGTACTTGCCCTTGCGGTAAAAGTTCTTAAGCGTCTTCTTCTCTTCCTTGGTCATCTCAATGCTGACCTTGCTTGCGTCTGGGTTTGCCTTTCGTGCCGCCTCAAGTCGTGGCTTGTATCCAGCGAATCGCTTGGAGATTGCAGCACCCTGGGCAACGGCTCGTTGCGCCCTTGCAGATGTACCAGGCGTATATCCAATACGCAGACCAGTACTTGCATCTCTCGCACCAGCAGCACTGTAGAACTGCTGACCCTTCTTTACGATAACGTTGACACCAGCAGATCGAGCCCTTGCGATTGATGCGCGGTTCTTCCTTGCCGCACCAGGCTTTACCTGAACGGTAACGTCAAACCCGCGAAGGCTGCTCTTTACTGCATCTCGTAGGTCATCGCGGGCAACAGAGTCCCAACCAGTCTGTCCAACTGCCTTGTCTTTGCCCTGCGCGGCGTATCGTCCAACCTTCTTCTTTGCCATCTTACTTTGACCCAAACGCCTTGTCCTCTGGGTTCAACCAGCGGATGATGACTGGGACAACGGCAGCGATGCCAGCAGATAGGACGGACTTCCATCCGTCAGCTCCGAAGTCAAACGCACCGCCACCGAGGGCGATGAACTGCGCAAGGCAGGCGGCGAGGAATGAACGACCCCACGACGCGATGATTGCCTGAGTAGACTTGCTCATTACTTTACCATCCTTCGGTATCGTGCATCTGCAAGCGCCTTTGCCCTAGCCTTAGGTGTTAGTTTTGCTGTCTTTGGTCCAACAACTCCACCCTTTGGCATATACTTTCCACCGCCAAGCATCGTTCCAGCAGCTCTAGGACCAAACTTTCTACCAGATTCGTAATCATATCCCTTAACGGTTGAAGTTGCGTAAACTGGCTTTCCCTTAGAGTTATACTTAATCTTTGAGGTAGTTTTTTCTTTTGAAGTTCCAGTATTGGACTTTTTCTTCTTTACTACTGTGTACCCGCGATCTTCTGCCATTTCTATCTCCTACTTCTTGATGATGACGCACCGCTTGTACGGAGCCTCACCCTTACTTGAGGCGATTGCCTTCAATTCCTTCTCTGTGACGATGCAGGCATACTTCTCTGCCTTGAGACCTGAGAATGTTGGGTCAGCAAACTGGAACCCGAACTCCTTGTCCCAGACTGCTGCGACCATATGGCCATAGGTTGCGCCAGCGTGCCGACCGACGAACCGCTTGTGCCACGCGCTGATTGCCTGTGGCGGGTAGAACCGAGCAGCCTGGACGTTGATGACGACCGCAGCACCAGCCTTGAGGCTCTTGACCACATCGTCCCAGTCCCGCGCCCATCGACCGTTTGCGCCGAGGACCTTGCAGGTCTTGATGATCTCGGAGAGGTCAGTGGCATTGTCTGCAACACCAGGCTTATCCTTTCGTCCCGTTGCCTTCTCCTTGGCTGCTACACCCTCCCTAGCGGTAATCTCCTTACCGAGAACCCACGAAGATGCGGCTGCGCACGAAGACGGTCCACAGTCGTCAAGCACGCCACCCTTCTCAATGAGGGGGAGTTGCGAGCGGATCTTTAGCCTAGGCACCACATTCCTCCAGAACTTCTTCGTTATCCTTCAATTTCCTTAACCTCTTTGGCTTCCAGAACCGCGTAGGTTGCTCCGCCGCCGAGGATGCCTGCAAGGGTGAGGGCGATCTCACGATCTGCGCCCTTCTCCTGTCGGCGGTCAATCATCTCCTGCGCCCGTAGCCCCTCTGCCAGTGTGGGGGTCATTAGCCCCTCCTCCACTGCGGAGTGAACGTAGTCTCGGACAAGGCCAGCGAGGTCGCCTGTTGCCTTGATGGTCTTTGCCTGCTTCTTCATCACGTTGATGGCGTTCTGTCGAAGACGCTCGTGTGGCTCGGTCAGATGTTCACGCTTGTGCTTACCGAGTGTGATTCGGCTGATGTATTGGGCGTTTTCTGCGAGCCACTCTGAGATCTTTAGGTCAGGTACACCATCGCGCATCTTCTTGTTGATGGTCTCAACAAGCGGGCTTCGGCAGACGTGGCATCCAGTGAGGACTGGAGCCAGTTCGGTCATTCGGCAGCCTCTTCTTGTATAACGATAGGATCAGTCTGCTCTTGGATGACCTCTACTGGTGAATGAGTCTCAACGGACCATCCAATTTGGATGTCGTCGTTTTCTTCGTACTCTTGAACTCCAACAACCCCAAATAGAGTTTCATAATCAGACATAAGTGCAGCAAGTGTATCTACATCTAAGTCTGCAATAATTGTTTGTTTAACAACATTATCACTACTATAGAATGCGTATTTCTTCATTTTATATACCTAATCACAATTACCCCATTTGATCCATTTCCACCAGCACCAGATGAAGCAGTATAACTTGAATCCGTTGCAAGCGTTGTTGATGCATACGAGAATGCCGTTCCAGAACCACCAGCACCAGATGCCCCATAGCCAACTGCACTGGTTCCAGATCCAGCAGTTGCCGTAATCGATGTTGCCGTCGTTGCCCCGCTTGAAATCCTAACGGCGACTGCCCCTCCAGAACATCCTGATTGCGCCTCTCCTGTTTCACCATTTCCAGCGGCAGCAGCATTTTTTGCAATGGCAGAAGCACCACCAGCCCCGCGACCAAATACCCCAGGAGTAGTGGTGTCGTAACTTGCGCCAACGCCAACAGCCGTCACAAACGTTCCTGGTCCAGAAATTGTCACAGATCCAGATTGAGCCGCAACTGATTGATCTCCAAGCAAACCGATTGTTGGAACCAGTGGAAATACTGCTGTGTTACTAATTGTTAGGCTTGGATATTGAGTAAGGGTAGCGTTTACCGCGTTGTTTGCAGTGCCGCCGTCTGTTTGTCCTATTTGTCCGCTGCCTACTGTTGCTGTAATTGCATTATAAGAAAGAAATGCAGTCGTACTAGCAGTTGCCGCGTTGGCAGATTGCGCTGTTCCAGTTGCTGCCGCATACGCTCCTCCGCCTACCCCGCCAGCACCAGCACCAACTGATATCCTGGATCCAAAGGTCGTTGCCCCACTTGCGGCACTTCCAGAATTGCCAGTTGTAAGAATTTGAGCATATGTCACGCCAGCAGCCTTCGTTGCCGATACCGATGCTCCCCCAGCCCCGCCAGTTGCAACAGAATATGAAAATGATGTGGATGATCCAACTGGGTAGTATGGGATAAACAACGAGCCAGGCGTGCTACCGCTATTTCCTCCATTTGCAATGGTTGTTGCAGCAGACGATAGAATCAAACCACCAGATCCTCCGCCACCGCCTCCGCCGATTACAACCAGATCAAAATACTTGACACCAGATGGGACAGTCCAAGTTCCCGTTCCAGTAAGTGTTTCAGTTACGATTGTTCCAGAAACAGATGTGGTGCTAAACGATGCCCCGCCAGAGCCATTTGCAGTAAGAACCTGTCCGCTTGTTGCTGCACCAGAGTCGATCTTTGCCGTACCGACCGAACCAGCGTTGATCTTGGCGGCAACGACAGCATTGTCTGCAAGTATTGAAGAATTGACTGCTCCAGTAGCGATAGATGCAGAAACAACTGCACCAGTCCCAAGGGCAGCGGAACCAACCGCGCCAGCGGCAATCTTGGCAGATGTGACCGATCCGTCCGCAATCTTTCCAGAAGTAACCGCGCCGTCAATAATCTTTGAGCCAACGATGGCATTGTCTGCGATTCCGACCGAGGTCAGCGCCTGGGCGATCCAGCCAGAAGATGTGCTGTTATAGACAAGTGGCAGGGCCGTGCTAACACCGCCAACGTACACGTCGTGGAGTTCGTCAAGCTCGTACCCGTTCTGGACCTTGACCAGTACTTCGCCCGTGCTGGCATTTGCCTTGGTAACGACACCAAGGTAAACGCTGTTGCTTGGCTCTGCTGGTGGCGAATTAAAGACGTATGATCCCAGGGTATTCCCAAGCCAAACAGAAGATCCAGCAGTTGCCGCTGAGGTATCAATATTCGAGAGCTGTCCGTTTTCAATGACGTATCCGAAGGCATTGTTCGTCATTGTGCTGGCAGCAATTCCAAGAACCTTAGATGATCCAGCCTCTGTTGATGCTGTTGCAAGGTCAATCAGGGCGTTAGTTCCATCTGCTCCAGTTACATAAACAACAGAACCCTTGGTAATCGTTGACCCAGATGAGTTCTTGACGTATGTCCGCAATGTTGTCGCAGTAGATGCGTCGGCAACGGAGAGAAGAGCCTGATCAATGCTGACCGAGGCGGTGTTGCCAGATACGATGGAACTGATTGGGGATACGCCGACAACGGAAGTTAGTGCGCCAGTAGATCCAGCCTGGAAGATGACTCCACCAGTTCCATCTGCCACCATCGTGTACCCTGCTGGGTTGGTGGACGATGAGATGGAGATGATCTTTCCAGACGTTGTGGTTGCGAGCGCAATCGGGAAGGTTGATTGAAGTGTCGTGACCGAGACGCTGCTAGAAAGAGTCTGGAACTCGTTCGTATCGATCCATTGGAGGGTAGGCTCTACTGGAGAGATGTCGGCATCAAACTCCTCGTAAAGCTGATCTGGAATAGAGAAGACTGTATCCGCTGGACCCTGGATGTCATATCCATTCCAGTGGATGTCAATCGCTCGACCGAACTTAAATGTTGCCATTATCCACCCTTTTTCCTATTGTCCGACCGACTAATGATTTGTAGGTTTTTCTTGCCGTTATTCTTAGGGTTGCCGTCCTTATGGTCAACCTCTTTGCCCCTCAGCTTGGCCTTGCCGTGCTTCTTGACGGCGTCTCGGCGTGCGGCATTACGGGAGGCACGGTTCTTCTTCTGTTCGTCCGTGCCGTGGTACTCGTCGTACTCTTTGCGGTAGTTACGCGCCACGCTTGCCCTTCTTGGCCGTCTTGGCAGACTCCTTAAACGCTTTAGCGGTGGGAGCTCCCTTACTACCTACCTTACGCATCTTCTCGCCAGAGCCAGCGGCGATCCGCTTGCGCTTGGCGTGGATGTTAGCGTAGAGACCTGGCCTACTTGGCACGCTTGCCCTTCTTTTTTCCGTATTCAATCTCGCGCTCCATTTTGCCCTCAGACTTTTCGTGTTTCTTCTGGGCCTTCTTGGCAGCGGCGATACCCTTCTTCGTGTATGGGAACTTCTTCCCTTCGACCATTGGCATTATCGTGACCCTTTCTTCTTCTTTGACTTACCAGCAGCAGAGAGGGCGATGGCAATAGCCTGCTTACGCGGCTTGCCAGCCTTCAGTTCCTTGCGGATGTTGGCTGATACGACCTTTTGTGATGAACCCTTCTTAAGAGGCATTATCTTTCTCCAAATGTTGGCAACGGCAGGAGCTCTGCAACCACTGTTGAGAGCGAATCTGCTCCCCGTTCGGACTCAACGTCCCAAATACTTGACACAATCTCGTAGGTCTGTGATCCGAGGGTCTTTTCCAGGGTCTCTACGAGCCTCTCTACGCCAGCATAGTGGCAATGGATGAGCTCGTGAGCGATGACCCGCCTAATTTCCTCTGGTTTCTCCTTCCAAAGAGTAGGAGAGAACCTGATGGTAGCTGCATATAAATTTTGAGACACCTCAACATCGGCCCAAGCGTCATCAGGAGGCGAATCTGTAGAGATCTTGATCTCCCAGTGGCTCAGATTGAGGATGCTCTTGGCCCGCGTGAGGTAGTCATTAAGCTTCTTTGGATGCATACTACCCCCACTCAAACGGTCGTTTTGTAACTTTTAGCGGCCTCGCTTAACTGGGAGCTTTGGAGCTCGCGACTTGGCCATATTAACTGCTGATCGCGCCTTCAGGTACTGCCCTGTCTTGATTTGATCGGCATAGAACTTGTCGGTTAGCTTAGGTCCGCGTGCCCCAGCTGGCGTAGATGCCTTCTGCTGTGCGTATAGCTTTCCTACGATTCCACCCTGAACCTTTGCGCTTGCTCGCTCAAGGACGCCACGAGAGGCAACCTTTGAACCAGCCTTCAGGAGGGATGTTGCTGCGCGGGCCATCGTCCCAACCCCAACACCAGCGAATCCAGTTGGATCCCAGGACCTCTTCTTGAGGTCCTTCTTAATTGAAACTAGGTTGAACTCTGGGTTCTTCTTGCCCTTGCTGTATCGCTTTGCAGCGACGCGCTGTCGTGCTCGCGAGTTAGCTGCTGACCGTGGCTTCCCTGAGCCGTAGCCCTTATCCTCTGCCATTTTAAATTTCTCCTGTACCCCTATACTTAACCTGGCCTAGCGGCCAGGAGATCCAGTGTACTTAAGTTTAAGACCGTTCTAGAAGGGTCACTGGATCTTGCCCCCCTCTTGTCTCCCCCCATATAACCAGGAAAACAGGGGGTTTTTGCACAAAGTTGCATTATTTATTTTTCTTAATCTTTGAGTCACGAGGGGATCAGCTTGACAAGTCGACTTTAACAGGTAAACCAGGTCGCCCTTTTCAAGGGATTGGCCGTCCGCGGGTTATCAAAGGGGGTGTCCGTTGCGGTGGGGCATTCCTCCACTCTACAGAAATTACGCTCAAAATGCTGGCGGGGGAGGGGGCTGACACAATTTGTGCCACTGACCAGTACATACTCCCCCCCAGTATCTGACTGTAACAATAGGACAGGCAGGCTTGTCAGACAGGACAGGCTGGGTTGTCGGGGAGGGGAGGGGGGGCGTTACCCCTATGGCACAGACCGTGTCACCCCTCGTGACCAGACAGGCAGGCTTGACCACCGACGACAGGCAGCCTTGTCCTACCCTTGGCACAACCTGTGCCAGTTAGCAGTCTACCCCCCGCGACTGCCAACACACGCACGACAGAACAGATGATCTATTTCAGACCAGTGCTGTTGCGTCTGGTGAGACAAATGGAGAAACCCCTTGACAAATCGGAAACCCCCGCAGAGGCACTTTTCCGCCATTCTGAGCGTGGTAACCCCCTCTTGGCTACCTTGGCATTCCCCCCGCCCCTAGCGGGGCTCATAGGGGCGTTCTAGGTCAATTGAGCACGATTGTTACTGGCCAGTCTGGAGCCCTATAAGGAGGCAGCCCGACCATCAACGTATAAAAAAGAACTTATGTATTTGAGCACGAAATAGGGGGTTGACAGGCTCCGAAAGGGGTGTGCTAGGGTGTCCTCAGACAGGTCAGCGGCGACGCTGATTGACGGAAGGTCAACTGACCAGTGGTGAACTGAGGCAGAAGACCAATAAGTCAGCCGCAAGGTCGGTCTCCTTGACAGGTGAATAAGGACTAAGACCTCCAACCGAAACGGTGGGTGCAAAGGCAACCCTTCAGCCCCACCGTCCACGGAGTCGGAGCCCGCTCCGTGCTGATGAGGCAAGGGCTCAGGAGGTCATATGGCAAAGCGCAAGTGCTCCGCCAAGGTCGGTTTTATGAGCCTGAGCGGCAGGTTCTCACCACCCAAGCAGTGCACCAAGTACGCCTCAGTCATTGAGGAGTACACAGTGAACGGCAAGACGTACGTCAACGCTCACTGTGATCGCCATCGCGAAGACCCGAAGCGGATGTCACCAAGCGTCAACTTCAAGGTCACAGCGATCTAGCCGAAACCCCTTCGGGGGTCTCGCAGACAAGCCCGACTGCGACTGATGAGGCAGGGCATATAGGAGGTTGAAATGGCAGAGAAGAAGTTTGAGGTCTTCATGATCCGTACGACGGATATGGTTGCGACCATCTACGCTGAGACGGAAGATGAGGCTAGAGAGATCGCTGAGAACAGCAGCGACGTTGACTGGGAGGCCTGTGACACAAATGACGATGTCACAGAAATCCGACCAGTAGAGGCGGAGTAGCCGCCTATCATCAACGCGCCGAAACGTGGGACGCGCCCACGTCCACTGGAGATCACCGACCAGTGCTGATGAGGCAGGTGAATAGGAGGACAGGATGAAAATCACGAGCGTGGTTCTAGAGGTTCAGGATGCGGCAGATATCGTCACGACGGCGATTGAAGGCGGCATCAACTACTGGGGTGAGTGCAAGGACTACAACTGGAAGGGGTTCTACGAGAACTACGACGACCAGAAGTTTCTGCACGAGCAGAAGTACCGCAACATCCCGCAGGACGAGGCACTGGTCTACGTACGTGAGGACATTGAGTCCAACGGCGGCGACCCAGTCATCGCAGGCAACCCTTGGTTTGCACTGACGATTGCCAACCTTGAAGACGCTGTCTGCAAGGTGCTCAACAGTGAGTACGCGCACCTGATCAACATCAGGGATGGCGAGATTGACGTGGACGCGACTGGAGCAGAGGTGATCGTCCAGTACGCTGTCTTCGGCGAGTTGGTCTTCGCATAGCCGAAACCCTTCGGGGTCAGCAGGAAGTGGTCGTCCTGCTCTGATGAGGCAGACCAAATAGGAGGTACAGGATGGCAGCAAAGGTGGTCTCTTACGGGAAGAACGCCCTGATGCACAGGATCTGGACAACGGCAGGCAAGTTTGCGGTTGCGGACGTGCTCGCCTTCGGGAGCGACAAGATCACGTTCAACCAGTTGGTTGACGCTCTTGGTAGCGACGAGTTGATTGACGACGCGGTGGTCGTCGCTGAGTACGAGTACTGGGATAAGGACTCGCTCATCAAGAAGTTGCACGAGTTGCGGGATGGGTATATCGCCTTCGCCCGCGAAGTGCTTGAGAAGAAGGAGGACTGACGTGAAGGGAAATCTGGTAGGACGGTTGATGGATTATGAGGCAGGCGAGTTGGATCAGGATCAGATCCTTGACCTCTTCGCCGACCTCGTGCAGTCGGGCACGGTCTGGGCTCTACAGGGCTCGTACGGACGTACGGCACACGAGTTGATCAACGCAGGCCTGCTCTCCCCGACAGGGGAGTTGACAGGCGGCGAGGTGATCGCCTAGGGTTGGATTAGCCGAAACCCCGCAAGGGGTCTGGTGGGGATTGTCTCCCGCCACTGATGAGGCAGACACCTCAAGGAGGAAATGAAATGGACAAGGAGTGGGTCATTACGATTCTGCTGTCGGGACTTCTGGCAGTGGGTACGTTTGTGGTCACTGGGAGTGGCTTCGCAGGCGTAGTAGCATTCTTCGGTGGGATGGGTGCGATTGTCTTCGGTGTGTTGATTGGTGACGAGATTGGTCGTCGCCTGCACCGATACTTCTCGTACCGTAACCACAAGAAGCAGTAGGAGGACGTATGTCGCAGAAGAGCAAGCAACAGATCGCACTGGATCAGGAGATCGCCCGATCTCAGCAGGCAATGATGATGCTCGCTCAGGCAGCCGACCGCGCAGGTGCTGATGCACTTGCCGCGGCGGTGCGCCGAGCCGCTATCATCGCCGTCGCCAACCTCGGACAGGTGCGACGTGGGTAGGTGGGGATGGGTGGCAGTGGCGTGGTTCTCCACGCTGCTGCTGTCCATCGGCCTAGGTTTCTACTACATCTCAGGCGGCGAGCAACCACCTGCTGATCTGGTAGCGATCACGTTAATGTTGACCGTATCAGGGTCTTGGATTATGTTGAAGGTAGCAGAAGGAGGAAAGAAATGAGCACACGAAGGTTGAACATCCCAGGGTTGGGATTTGAGGTGGTCGTCGTCGGAGCATCGGAGAAAACCAACAAGGTGATCGCCGATATGCTTGAGAAGAAGATCGCCGAGGAAATTGAAGAAGAGGATCAGGAGCCACAAGGATGCAAGCACTGCGGCAATGTTGCCAACGGCTGCACCTGCTAGGAGGAAGTATGAGCAAGAAGAAGTTTCTGGTTGAAGTAGATGTCAGGATGATCAAGAGGGTCATCGTTGAGGCCGAAGACGACGCAGAGGCGGCAGAGGTTGCAGCAACAATCAGTGCGGAGAGCCTTGCACTGGGTGAGGCTGACTACGCTGTCGTCCTTGGCGACGAGCCTGCTGGTCACGGATCTGGGTCGGTATATGTCCTCGCGGAAGAGGGTGATGAAGACTGGATCCGATACTTCGGGAGCTCAAATTGATCGCCATCATCCTCTCGGCGGCACTGCTCTCACCGAGCGTGCCGTACGAGGGGAAGGCGACGTGGTACGGAGCGGGCGGGGACTGCCACGACGGCAGGCCTCGCACCTGCTCTCCGTATCTCAGTGGCGAGCGTACTCGGTACTGTGCGGTCGGGAGTTGGCGTTGGGGAGACACCCCTTACAAGGTGCTCATCACCAGTCGGGTGACTGGAAAGTCAACGATCTGCACCGTGCGCGACTATTGCCACGCTTGCAAGAAGCGTACTGGCGGGAGAATAATTGATCTGTCTCCCGCAGTATTCAAGGCCTTGGGGCATAGCCTAGGGGTCGGCGTAATTAAGATCACGTTTCAGATAATAGGAGGAAGGTAATGAGCGGTGAAGTAAACGCACAAAAGTGTGGGTGGTGTGACGTCGCGATCCTACTGGATCACGAAGACCACCACTGGGACGAGGATGGAGTAACGGTGTACCACAATTGGTGCGCCGAGGAGGCGGCAGACGCAGCCCTTGATTTGCGTGAAGATTTGGCCGTTGAAGAGGCCAGAGAGGATGGAGACCTATGAGCAACTATAAGTGCTACGACTGTGGCCACGATTGGGATGGCCCGCTGTATCAGGTGGGCGACGCCCCACTGCCCTGCCCGAAGCGTGACGAGCACGCCAATCGGATCAGTCAGGAGAAGGCTGTTGAGATTCTCAACGGCTCCAAGGGTCGCTTCTTGACCGTTGAGTTCACGAAGCGCACCACTGGCGAGACTCGTGTGATGACCTGCCGCACTGGTGTGACGAAGCACCTCAAGGGCGGCAAGAAGGCATACGACCCCGCAAAGCTCGGTCTGGCCATCGTGTGGGAGGCCAAGTCGGCCGAGTACCGCAGCATCCCAACGGACGCGATCACCGCGATCAAGTTTGGCGGGAAGAGGATGGTGGTGCGATGATTGACAGCCTGTTTGGGACTCTCAAGTTCTTGCTGTTGATCATCTTCATCGGGCTGGCCTCACGATGATCAGGATGGAAGACTCGCCAACGCTGGCTGAGGAGGTGGTTCTCCCCAGTCGGCGTGGCGGGTACGCCAAGTCATTGATTGCGTGGAGATTCTTGGCGCAGCAGCACGCACTGGCACTGCGTGACCGAGAACACGACGACCTGACCATCGTCGTGGACAGCAGTTGGGAGTACGCAATTGGATGCGGGAGGTGCGGCCTGTGGCTGAACCGTACCCGATCCATCTCTGGGGTCAGGGACTCATACGACTCGGCGGGCGGAGCCCTTGACGAAGTTGTAAGATGCTCTACCGACGAGTTGCACAAGAGGTACGGCCATCTCGTGACGCGGACAGACCCTTGGGAGAATGCCACCACGTGGAATTTTACCGAGTGGATCTTTAACCCTAGGGAGGATGAGCCGATCCGCATCTACCCGAAGAAGAAGACGGGCGGATGGAGAGGAGAATGGAGGAACAAGGATGCACCAACCACCAAAAAGCGTTGACGCGGAGGTCGGCCTTATCGGCTCGTGCCTGATTGACGAGGTCGCCATCGGCGACGCCTCAGACATCAAGCCAGACGATATGAGCCAGCCCTCGCACCGACACATTTGGGCAGCAATCCAGTCACTATCATCACGCGGCGAAGTCGTAGACATCGTCACCGTGTCTGATGAGCTGGAGCGCAACGGCCACATTGAGATGATCGGCGGCCGAGCGGCACTTGCTGATTTTGTCAGCAAGACGCCAACCTCAGCCAACGCGCAGCAGTACGCAACAATCGTACGCAGGACTGCGACGCTTCGCAGGCTCCTGAACGCAGCCACCAAGATCGCGGAGATCGCCTACGAGAACCCGACCGATGCCGACGAGGCTCTTGGTCGGGCGGAGGCGGAGATTTTTGCGGTCGCACGTGAAGCTCGGAGGCAGGCCTTCAGTGAGATGGACGACCTTATCGGGGACGCCATCTCTCGGCTGGACTGGCTCCGCGCCAACCGAGGTGCTGCTCGTGGCGTCGGCTCTGGGATCGGGTCGCTGGATCGTATGACGGGAGGGTGGCAGCCATCCGACCTGACGATCCTCGCGGCTCGGCCTAGCGTCGGCAAGACGTCAATGGCACTCAACATTGCACAGCACGCGGCCATCAAGGAGGGGAAGCGGGTCGCCGTCTTCTCCCTTGAGATGAGCAAGGATCAGTTGACCACGCGCCTCCTCGCAGGTGCGTCTGGTGTGGACATCTTCCGCATCCGACGTGGCGAGGTGGAGGGGTTTGACCTTGCTCGCATCGCCGCTGCGGTGCACCACCTTGAGCACGCGAAGATCTTCATTGACGACAGCCCGACGGCCTCGCCGATTGACCTTCGCTCCAAGGCACGCCGACTTGCGGCCAACGGTGGGCTTGACCTCATCATCGTGGATTACCTCCAGTTGATGATGCCGTCACGCCAGACCAAGGACGTGAACCGAGTCGTGGAGACCAGCGACATCAGCCGAGGCCTCAAGGCAATGGCACGCGAGTTGAACATCCCAGTGATCGCACTCAGCCAGCTCTCGCGAGCTTCTGAGAATAGAGAAGGAGGCCAGCCACGACTGGCTGACCTCCGAGACTCTGGTGCGATTGAACAGGATGCCGACATCGTGCTGCTGCTCTGGCGACCTCACGGACAAGAGCACGGACAGACGGAGGAAGAGGTAAAGTTGTCACTGGCGAAGCATCGCAACGGACCGACTGGAGAGTTGGACCTGCTCTTTACCAAGGCGACGACAACCTTTAGGGACGCGCTCCCTCACTAGATACGCTCGGTAGCCTCACCGAGCTCCTGCCCCTGCTGGATTTCCTCCCCAGCAGGGGCTTTTTATTTCCCCTCGCAGGCTGGGCAGTGGCCGAAGATCTCTCCTGAGTGGTCGTGCACAGCAGAAAGTGGCGTGTCGCTAGGGATCTCTCTGCCGATCAGAGTCTCGTAGACGATGCCGTTCTCTCGGCACCACTGGCGCAGGGGCTTACCTTCCTTCTTCGCGGCCTCGCGGAAGAGCTCCCTGATCACCTTGTCGTCTTCGCTCACGGATCAACTCCAATGCTAGGTGCACTCCATATGCGGCCATAAGCCGCTGTTCTGCTGTAAGTAGGGGTAGGACACCACCCCACGACGAAACGTGGCTCTGCGTGGCTCCTAGGTGCCTCTGGAGCGAAGCTAGATCGTGCTCCAGGGCCTCATCGTCAGGCCTCATCCTGAGGCGCGAGCTCAAGGTTTGACCACTCGCTCTCAATCAAGGAGACGAGGATCAGGCAGTAGTTGGCGGCATCCATCAGGGCGTCGCGCACCGAAGGGTGTTGGAGCTCCTTGAGGGAGTCGGTAGAAAGGACCACGCGCCCCTTGATGACCTCCCCGTTGAGGGCCTTCTTGACGCGGCTCATCTTATCGTCCGAAAGTCTGGAGAACACGCCAGGGATGCCAAGGGACTCAATGTTGGATGGGCCGTACTGGGCCTGGCGCTGCACAAGGATGTCCCGCGCCTCGTCGTAGAGGCTTTGAAAGTACTGCTCAAAGTCCTTCGGTGTGTTCCTCATAGAGCCTTTCCAGCCATCGGGCTTTTGATTCTCCGACAATAAACCAAGCAACAGCGACCTTCTTTCTGCATCGCTGACACTGGAAGACGCGAAGTGTGTACTCTCTAAGCGTCTGAGTAGGTCGGCGGAGCGGCTTGATCTCTCCCTCGCACTTGTTGCACTTGAGCCCAAGTTTCACTTCTTCCGTTCAGCTGCGAGGATGGCCACCAGCGCAGCGGCGAGCGGGCCAAATGGCAAGGGGGCGAAGGCCGCGAAAGCCGCCGCGGCACCGTAGACCAGCGTCATCCGAGACTGCTGCGTCGCCACTGGGGCTGTAATGATCTGTCGGATTGAAGGCACAACGATCTGTTCGCTGTCCTCAGGTTGCGTAGCCAAGGTCAACCTCCTTAATAATTGCGTTGGCACCATAGGCCGCCAACTGCTCTTTGTTTGGCTGTCCGTCTAGACCGTCAAGCAAGATCTTGTAGATTTGCAACCACATCTGTGACACAAACAGCGCGTCGGGCTTGCGCTTTCTTGATGGTACGCTCATTCTTCTTCGGACCTGTCGCGCAAGATGTCGTCGCCAGCACGCTTCCAGTTGGCGAGCGTCTCCGACGTGCCCTCCGTCTTGATGGACTGCGCCTTGTGATCTTTCTCGCTGATGATGAGTTGCGCCTTGATCTTCTCAAGGTCTTTCTCAATCTGCTCAAGCCCGACGTACGAGATACCGATCTCGTGTTCTGGTCGGTAGATGTCCGTCGTGGCGTAGGTCACAGTGGTGTCCTCAAGTGCGAGGAAGCCACGACCCCACCACCACGGGGCATAGAAGACCTTGCCGTCGCCAGCCTCCATTGTCTCGGCAATGACTTTGCCGTAGAGGATGGACGATGGGTCAAGGTTGACGGCATAGACGATGGCCTTGCCGCTGGCGACCCACATCGCCTTGTCCATTAGTCTCTGGGCGTGGATGCCACGGAAGGTTCCGCCGATGCTCCACGACATATTAATCTGCGCAAAGCCGTAGTCCTTCAGCACCTCGCTGAAGTATCCACGGTTATCCTTGTAGACGTTTGCCTTAATAATTTTTGGCTCAAAGCTCACTTGGTACCTCCTTACCATAATGCTGTACAAAGTCGTCAAAGTCTATGATCGCCAGTGCGCGACGACGTTTCCCCGCACCAGGTGAATCGCCAACCACCAGCACCGCCAGTTGGTCAGCCTTTGGGTTAAGTTCCCTTAACCATTTGTCCAGGCGTTCTGGATACGACAGCCCAACCTTGCACTGGATCACGAAGTACCCAGCCTCTACGTCGTTCTTGCCGCCGTACATTCCAGTCCTTTTGCCGTTCAGGCGTGCGGCTACCTCGCGCTCAAAGCTGTTTCCGCGCTGGCGTGCCCGCTTGCCACGAGACGAACGCTCGGCGTTGGCATCTTGGATCGCCAGGTCTTTCATCTTACCCACGCTTGACCCTCGCTAACTGGGCAGTGCGCCTGCCCACAATCATCTTGTCGCCAAGCTCAATGAGGCCAGCAGCAACGAGCTCCTTGTTCAAAACTCGGTTCTCCACCGTTTCGCGTAGGAAGAACCAACCTTCTGGTGCAGTGGCCCCGTCGTAACGGGACGACAGCCCAGCATAGATCCGACCGTATCGACCATCAAGCAGGTAGCAGATGTCGTCGTTCTGGACAATGTCCAGATCGTCGTCAATCATCCGCGCTCCGCGGCTTACTTCGTATCTAGACATCTTTTGTGCGACCACTCCCATAGGCTTGAGCGGTGGGCTCCGCTATACGCAAGGATGCGCACAGGAGTCCCGTCCGCGAGCTTGGTAATCTGCTGAGAGCAACGGGCGCAAGGGCGCGGTACAAATACTGGCGCCTTCTTATTCCCCGACTGCTGTTGCTTTACTGCCACATTGACTCCATCAGCTTCTGTGACTGACCATTCTCGTAGAGTCGGATGGCGGCCTCGTGCGTCTTATCTCCCACGTACTCGGCCACCATCCGACAGAGCTCCCTTGGGTCCGTATCGCACCACGAGCAGCCTTCGCTATGCGCCCCTTGGGACTTGAAAGTGGAGATCCTAGCCATCGCGCAAAGAGAGGCGGCTACTGCCCCTTCTGGCGTCGTAATCATTCGCCGAGTGGCGTCCAGATTAGAGGGCTGGCATCGCGGACAGTGACGTCCTCGTAAGCCTTGCCTTCATAATCACGAGAGTTGCGGAGCTCGCCAGTCACGTGCAGGTTCGGCCGCTTCTCGTTTGGATTCTTGGTACGCGCCTCAGACACCTTGTAGTAAATCTTGTACAGGTGCTCCTGAAGCTTCTTGTCAAAGACCGTCAGCGTCACGTAAACGTAGCGGTTGGCAGGCGCCTCGCCCTTGCCCTCCTTTGGCTGGGCCTTCCAGTTGGCGTACTCCTGCGTGGAGCGTGAGGCATAGAACTCATACGCCGTGGTGCCCGTGTCAAAGGTCTTTTCCTTTGGCTCCTTCTTGTCTGAGAGCCAGAGATCGTATGCGACCTGTGGGCCGCGTGGCTTAGCTGTCGTCATCTTAGAACTCCAAATCGTCTAGGTCGGGCTTCTTCGCTGGGGCAGGAGCGACCTTCTCCACGTCCCCGAAGATCTTCTTGGCCGCATCGCCCACGCGATCCGTAGCAGTGTCAGCCTCTGGGTCATCACCCGTTGGGATGAGGAAGCCAGTGAGCAGCGCGTACTTCAGTGCGCCAGTGGCCGCCTTGTAGGCAGCCTTGTCGCCTGAGTCTGCGCCAGTCCCGACCGACTGGAAGGAGATCGTCTCTCCACTATCACCATCCGTTAGGGTCCACGTAAAGCGCAGGGTCAGGAGCGACTGCTTGCCGCTCGGTGTGAGGCCCTCGCTGATGACGTCAATCGCGGTTGGCGTCATTGAGACGTTAAGTTTCGTGAGCTGCTCGCGCACCTTGTCGGCAACAGCCGAGGCCTGCACGAACTTGTATCCCTGTGCTGAGTTGGTTCCCGTCTTGGCTACATACCCGACCGCTTCCATCACCTTGGCAATCTTAGCGGCGAGTTTGACTGGCTGCGTCATCCTCTACACTCCTTTAACCATTGGCAGCCCTTGCAGGGCCACTCCGCCTTCATATCTTTGCCCCTACGGCTCGGCAGGCGCGGCGGCTTGCGCTTACCATAATACTTTAGCACCTTTAGGACACGTACTGCACGATCCCTCCAGGCGCGGTCCAGCTTGAACTCCAGGAGCTTAAAATCCTCGGCTGCGGCATAGATCACACGGGCCTCAACTGGCACCCCCAGCTCGGCCTCAAGAATCATCGCGTAGACCGAGGCCTGCACCGCGTGCTCTGGCTTGACCTCGCGGATATACTGCATCCCTCGGTTGGTCGTGGACTTGTATTCCCAGACCTCGTGTCGGCCGTCTGGCCACTTGACCAGCGCGTCCACGTTGCCAGAAAAGTCGTACTCAGGCAAGAGGATTGGCACTTCCTCCTGGAAATCCAGGAGCTCGCCAGCCTCTAGGGCGTCCCGCCCAGCCTTGTTGAGGATCTCGGCCACCGCGTGGCCACGCTCAAAGATGCGATACAGGTTGTCTGGAAACGGATTGCTAGGCTCCACCTTCTCTGCCGCGTACCACTGCTGGCGCACGCAGGCGCCCAACAGCGAGCCACGCCAGCGTGCAATCGCAGGGCGACCAACCTCGGCCTTGCGGGCGAGGTAGCCGTCAAGGATGGCTGAGAAGTTGCTCACTCCAGGCCTTCTTTGTACATCTCGGTGCGCGTTCGGAGTTGACCATTGTACGCTTCAAGGCATCGCTCAACAGCCTGGATCTCATATATGTCTGTGGTCTTTGCCAACTCGCCGTCGCGTATTTCAAAGTGGTAAAGCATCCGTCCGTTGTCCATCCAGTAGTCGCGCTTGTCGCCGTCGCTACCAGTGTACGGCGAGACCTCGGCTCCAGTCGCGTTGCCGATGCGCTCCGCCAGCTGTGTAACCGTGACGTTCTCTGAACAGGCATTGTAGATCCCCTGAACCGCAGGCAGGATGGCAGCAAGCGAGATGATCCAGCCAGCGTCATCCACGTTGAGGATCGGGCGCTTGGCCGTAGACTGTGGGTGAATGTGCTTCCTGTGAATCGCCTCCCACGTAAAAGCGTTGACCACGAGGTCGCGTCGCATATTCGGCGAGACTCCCCACAGCGTTCCGAGGCGCAGCGATACCCAGGAGTACGGCTTTGTCGTGAGCCACTCGTCCATCTTGACCTTGCTCTTTGAGTACGCGGTCAGTGGGTCAGTCGCAGTGTCTTCCTTGGCAATGTCGCCGTTCGCCCCGTAGACCGAAGCCGACGAGATGTAGACGAAACGGCCGTTCGGATTGCGCTCCCAGAACTCCTCGGCCTTGAGCTTCGGAAGCTCATAGTTGTTCCAGAATGTGTCAAACTCATCAAGGTCGCCCATATGGTCGTTACTCACAGCAGCAAGCCATACGACAACGTCGTACGATCCGACTGAGTCAATGTCCGCAAATCGGGCATTCTTGCCAGTGCGCTCAGAGTGCGGGATGTGCTCGGCGTTAAGGCCAAGGATCGTCTCGTCGTACCACGACTCGTCAATCCCGTGGACCTGTGCGCCTGCGTGCTTGAGATGCTTGACCAACAGCGGGCCGATGAAGCCACGATGTCCGACCACTAATACTTTCATCGCTTGATCCTTCCTTCGGCCATAGGGCCTGCTAGATATTCCTGCATCGCCTCCATCCACGTGCGGAGTCGCGGCAGCCTTGTGTTAACCAACGCGCCGTACATCGGTCGCGTCATATCCCATCGCATTGATCCAGTGATGCGTCCCTTGTTTCGCCTGAGGCTTCTCGCCATCTGAGCGAAGTCCTTCCAATTCGTTCTGCCCTGATTGACCAGGTGGTACACGCCGTTTGACGGCTGTGTTGCCAGGTCAACGATTGCACCAGCCACGTCGGGCAGGTACGTTGGGCTGAAGAACTGATCCGTTGGCAGGTCCATCGGCTTGTCTGTTGACACCACCATATCTACAAAGCTTGGCTTCATTGGCGACGGGTACACGCCGAACGGACTGCTGATGCGGGCGACGATGCCGCTGCGCTTCAGGGTCTCGGATTCACCCTGGAGCTTGGTCTGGCCGTAGATGCTCAGTGCGCCACGGCTTACCGCCTCCTCGTCAAGGGTGCGGTCCTCGTCGTTACGGTCAAAAACGTAATCCGTGGAGATGTAGAGCTGACGCACGTTGTCTCCGATGATGGCCGCCAGGTCCACGTTGGCGCGAACAGCATCCACTGGGCTCTTCTCGCAAAGGTTAATATCCCTTAATGCGGCACAGTTGATTACCGAGGTTATGTCACTGTCCCTAATCTGACTGGCGATTGTCTCAGGCGTATAGGAAACAAAAACGCTCGGATCAGCATCAGGCTGAACCGAGCGAGTAAATACCACAAAGCGGGAGTTGCGACGACGCAGTTCCTCAATGACGTGTTGCGCTACCTGTCCCGACCCGATAACCCCGACCATCCGACCCTCCTAGTAAAGTTACACCACACGCGTGATGCCACATCAAGACCACGCGAGTGGTGTTGATTACTTTATAACACTTTTTGGAGCATAACGCTTGCCGCGCCAGACGAGCTCTGACCCAGTCCAGGAAGCAAAGTCGGGCTGCCATTCGCCAGCCTCTTCCCCCCAAAGCTCAATCACCGCGAAGCCAGCCGACCAGCGGCTGACCTGGTGTTGGGCGAGGTAGCCGAGCTCCGTGCGGCGGCACATCATCCCCGTGGAGATAGCGGCGGTGCGCTTGGCATCCAAGCCAGCGAACCCACCGATGGTTTCAAAGGCAACGCCCTGCGAGTGATCGTGCCCACCCACAACGGAGACGCCCGCTGCCTTGACGATTGGCATAATGCTTGCCCCACCGCCCGTCGTTCGGGAATATGTCCCGTGCGTGGCAATGAGGTCTGGTGCGATCTTGTAGTACGAGCGCAGGTGCTCTGGGCCACCGTAGGCCACGCCCTCAGAGAGGCACGGCTGGATGTCCAGTGCATCAAGGCGCAGAAGGTTAGCAAGAGACAGGATCTCGCGGCCCTCGGAGTCCGAGAGCCCGACGAGGTCTGGGGCCTTCTTCGCCAGCCACTTGGAGAAGCGGGCCTCGTGGTTGCCGTAGAGGAACACGATCTGCGCCTCTGGTCCAGCCGATGCACGGATCTCTGCAAGGCGTCGGTGTGTGTGCGCCAGCTCCTGCTGCACAGGCATCCCTAGACGCGGGTCCTTGTCGTAGGCCGAGACGGCAGTGAGGTCAAGGATGTCGCCCGTGAGGACGATGCGGTCTGGGCGCTCGTGCGCTAGGAACGTAAGGAACGAGGCGTAGACCTCTGGGTCTTCAAATGGAAACTGGAAGTCACCAGCAGCAACCACCAACTCGTTCGTAGTTTCTCTACGATTCCCAATTCTCTCAACGTAATCTAATTGCACGACGTCAACTGGTGTGATATAGTCGTCAGACGCTGGGGGGG